ATGGTGTTTTCTATGGTGACGCAGACCGATGAAGGAAGACTTTGGCTCGAGGCCCCCCCCAAGATGGCTGTCTTTACGTGCAAAACTTGCGGCGCCATCGAAGAAATTTCCGTGACTTCGACTATCCTTGAAAAAACCAACAAGGGCAAATTTGTCGAAGCGCACAAGGACAACCCAGTTGTTTGGTGGACGTGTTCGGACTGCGGGACTGACCAAATTTCCATCGCAGTGCCCCGCGAATTTCTGTGATTGCGGTCTCTCGAACCGATGGTTGCTCTGCAAGATTTGCCCGCCCGCAAGGGCGATAGCTGCAGCGTGTAGGTCTACTCGCAACCGATCCCATCGTTGTCCCGGTCAAGGTGGCGGCCATAGCCGGGGTCCCCTCGCCTGACTGGGGCCGCTCCAGCGGCTCTGGCTGCGGCGCAATTGCGAAAGGCTCCGGTGACCGGCGCAGATGGTGACACGGCGCGAGGAGCGGCTGGTGTGGTGCGCACCCTTGGCGCGCCGTGGCAGTGGTATTCGCCGGTGCGCCGGTTGGTGTGGCAGCCTGAGGCGTCGAGGCCTCCGGAATGTCCGAAAGCGTGGGTTGGCAGCACAATCCCCACCAGTGCCAACACCCACCAGACGCGCATGTTATTGCCCCTCAACACAATATCCCGGCAACGGATAAACCATCGACAGGCGCCGTCCGCCTGCGCGCGCCGCCGCCTCGGCACCGGCATAGTCCCCGCCTGAAAAGTGCGGGCAGTCTCGGGCCACTCCGGATCGCACCTGCCAATCGGCCAGATCGACGCCATTGGCGAAGCACTGGCCCACAGGTCGGCGCGTCGAGCCTGCGGTGGTGCCGTCGAGCTGACAGACCACCCAACGCCCCTCGACGGCCTCGGCCAGATTGCGGGTGGCTTCGGCCCCGCCGGGTTCACGACCGCCAGGACGATCTTCCGGAGCGGCAACGCCACGCAGCCGCACGCGGACATGCCCAAAGGCGATATCGTCGCCGTCGACAGCCGAGGCATAGCCGCTGAGTGTGGCTGCAGGCACAAAGGCAGCAGCGGGCGCGGCAAAAACGAGTCCGGCGGCAAAGGCGATGGCTTTGATCATCGCCCCAGACAACACCGCTTGGCGGCCCGTTTCAACTGCCTTTCAAAGCCCCCTTCAAACCGCCCTCACCCCCGCGCCCGCCCCAGCTCGAACGCCGCTTCCAGCGCGGCCCGCAGGCTCCACACCGCAACCTCGTGGAAATCGAGGCTGTCGCTGTTGCGCGCCGCCAGGGTCTGGAGGCCCAGGTGGCGGCGCGCGATCTCGGTGAGGGGGTCGACGGCGGGTTCGATGGTCATGGCGCTCTCCTTTGCGGGTGCTGGACACATGGAGCAGCACCGGCTGGATTGAAGGGGCGGGCCATTGCTCTTTTCAGGGCGCCTGAAGCAGAAAATTGCTGATCAGCAACTCGCCCCGCTCGGGCAGCGCGCCCTTGGCCGCGATGGAATAGCTGGTCTTGACCTCGGCCAGATGGAAGGCCGCGAAGATCTCGCGCACCTCGGGCACGTCGTTGAGCGACATGATGAACCGCCCCTTCAAGCGGCCAAGCTGCCCGGCCAGATCCTCGAACCGGTCGCGGCTGAACAGGGGCGGCCATAGTCGCCCTCGCAGCCGAAATAGGGCGGGTCGAGATAGAACAACACCCCGGGCCGATCGATCCGGTCGATGAAGGCTGCAAAGTCCATGCAGGTCACCGTGACCCCGGAAAGGCGCTCGTGCAAAGCCTCCAGATCGGGCTCCAGCGTGGTCAGGTTGAACCGCGCCGGGCGGTCGGTCGAGATGCCGAAGTTGCGCCCTGACACCTTGCCGCCAAAGGCCGTGCGCTGCAGGAACAGGAAGCGCGCGGCGCGTTGCAGGTCGGTCAGGGTTTCGGGGTCAACGGCCACGAGGCGCTCGAAATTCGCCTGCGTCGTCAACTGGAACCGCAGCAGGTCGAGGAAGGCGACATAGTGCTCCTGAAGGATGCGAAACAGCGTGTAGATCTCGCGCTGGCGGTCGTTGATGAACTCGGCCCGCGGACGCGATGTCCGCCGCAGAAAGATTCCGCCCATGCCGACGAACGGTTCCGCATAGGTGGTGTGATGCCCCGCGCGGGCGTCAGCGTCGATGAGAGCGCATATCCGCTTGGCGAGGTTGCGCTTGCCGCCCAGCCAGGGGGCGGCAGGACGGGTGGTTTCAACTTCAGTAACAAAAGGGGTTTTCGCGGACATGCGAATCAGCTCCTAATGGCCGTCCCTGATCAGGGCGGGTGCGACCTTGAGCTATGACGGGTCGGCGGGGTCTGGTGTGACAATCAAAGCCCCGTGTCGGGGGGTGTTCCACCACCCCCCGGCCGCCTGTGGCGGCCTAGGTCTCGATCAGCTGCAGCACAGCCGCGAAGTGGTCGCCGGGGTTGCCATAGGGCACCCCTTCGGGGTCCAGCAGTGACCCCGGGGCGCTGATCACCAGCCGGTTCCAGTCCTCCGGCACCGGGGTCTCGGCGGTCAGGATGGCCGCGCCTTGGATCAAGGACAACACGTCCCCGGCAGTGATGCCGTGGGCGGCCCAGTCGACAGGCGGCAGCATCCCGGCGCGGGCGGCGAGAATCATCGAGCAGAAATCGTCGCCCACCCAGGTGCCGGAGTACCAGAGGGATGCCCCGGGCAACTCGCTGGCATAGTTGTTCTCGCCGCGCCCGAGGGCGGCCCCGGTCGCATTGGCGACGGCCAGCAGGCCAGCCGGGACGGTCAGGATTGCATAATGGTCCATGTCAAAGCTCCTCGCGGGGGATCAGGCGGTGGATCGTGAAGTTGTCGATCTGCCCTGCAAAGCCGAGGCCGCTGGCGATCAGCGTGACGTTGCTGTTGCTGACACTCGGGCAGATCACCTCGAAAAAGGTACCGTCGCCGATCTGGCCGATGCCGTCCTGATTTCCGGCACCAGAGAAGCGGAACCGCACCGACCCAGCGGTGAAACCTGAAACCGTGAAGGCGACCAGGTAGGCGTGGCCTGCGGTGGTGGCGTAGGGCTGCCCGACCGACCCTGCGCCGCCGCCCGCGACGGCCTTGCCATCCGCGATGGTCCAGCCGCTCTTCGTCCAGACCGTGTCGGTGTCGAAGCCGCCGTTGCTGGGCGACACATCGGCCGGCACCAGCAGACCCTTGCCGCCATTGACCCAGTTGAAGCGCTCCAGCCAGGCGATCTCCGCGTCACTCAGGGCCCCCTCGCGGGCACCCCAGCCGAACAGCCTGCCGGTGTTACCCGAGACGGCCCGCAGGATGCCCCGGGCCGCACCGTTGATCGTGTTGACCGCACCGGCCCCGCCGACACTGAGGGTGCCACCTTCGGCAATCACCGCCTCGCCGACATAGATGCCACCCGGACCCACTGCCCAGACGGTATCGGCACCCCCGGGAATGGCCCGGGTCAAGGTGTCATCGTTCGGATCGAACTGGACGTAATTGACGGAGCGGACGCCCGCCTCGGTCACATCGAAGGCGCTGGTGGCGTGCTGGTAAGCGGACAGGGGCCCGGCCTCAAGCTGGAAACCAGTCACGAGGAACGGGCGTTGCTCGTTCGACGAATACTGGATGATGCCGCAGTTCCCAGTGCCGGTGCCCGTCACTGCAGTCGAAACCCGGAAGACCCCGCCGCCCAAGTCCTGCACGTCATAGTCGGTTGGCGTCTGATTGGCGCTGTTGACCCGAAGGGCAAAGGTATTGCCGACGTTGGTCGCGCTGGTCGAGGTGAAGCTCGGCGGCTCGGCGTCCTGCATCTCGACGAAGACGCTCATCGTGCCGACCACGCCCGACGGCAGAACGCCGCTGACATAGGCGTAGGCGCTCAAAGCGTTCGCGGGGAACAGCAGGGATGCCTCAAAGTCGCCAAACCCGGCACCGTCGCTGGTGTTCGTTTTCTGCACGAGTTCGGCATAAACCGGCTCGCTGATCGGGCACAGGTTCCGCAGTCGCGCGGCGGGCATCCGGCCCATCTTGGGTTGCAGGCCGGAGTTGGACTGCGTCATGGTCAGGGCATCGGGCGCTCCGTCCGCGACGGCGGCGACGTTCCCGCCGAGGGCGGCAGGTGTGGTCGCGGCGGTGTCCGCAAACAGCGCCGACGCCAGCGTTCCCAGCCAGACGCCCCCGGATTGCCCGGCATTGAACAGGCTGGCGTGCTGCCAGTTGGCGATGATCGCCCGCTCCGAGACCCCCGACAACAGCCGGTCGCCCGTGTCCCACCAGCCAGCGGGGATGGCGATGGCCGTGGGGTGCAGGGCCTCGATCGGCGACAGTGCCTGCGCGGCCTCTTGCGTCTGGGTCAGGATGGTGGCGGCTGCGGCGCGTTTGGTCTCGGCATCGGCGGCGGCGGTTTGCGCCGCGCCTTTGTGCGCGAGGGCGGCGGCGACGGCATCGGTCAGGTCTTGCGCCGGGGCCCCGTCCAGCAGCATCCGCCAGACCGCCGGATCGGTGCCCGGCTCGGTGCCGGTGTCCGCGACCACGGCCACCCAGACCTTGTGGTCGTGGCGCACGGCGGCATTGGCTGCATAGGCGCGGTCGACCTCCCAATCGGCCGAGGCAGGGTCAAAGGCAAAGCCGCGCAGATGCGCCAGCCAGGCGGCGCGGCTGCCGACAAAGCCCAGCGCCAGAGCCTCTTCATAGGCATCGCGGCCCGGCAGCGCCTCGTTGAAGACATGGGTGCGGCCGGTCTGCAGGTCGGTCATCGTGGTTGTCATGGCGTCATCGCCTCCAGCATCTGGACAAAGAGGGTTTCGGTGCGCGCGACCTGCCCGGCCCGCGAATACTTGATGTCGCAGGCCGCGCGGCCGGTCGGCCAATCGGCGGTGTCACCCTCGAAGCTCAGTTCGAAGATCCCGGCCTCGACGTCGTGAATGGCCGGTTGAAGGGGCACTTCAAGGCCGGTGAACTGCAGGCTGGCGGCGATGGTCACGTCCTGCAGCCCGCCTTCCTTGTGGAACCGCAGGCGGAACGTGTCGCCCCGCTTGCGCCGGATGGTGACGCTCATCGATCGAACTCCCGTTTGGCGCTGAAATCAGTGGACAGGCCCGAACCGTCGAGGCTGTGGCGCACCTGGGTCAGGGTCCAGTCGCCGTCGAATTCGGGCCGCAGGCCCGGCAGTCGCAGCAGGCCACCGGCAAAGAGGCCCGGCTGGAATGCCCCGCTGGCGCTGACCTCCAGCGCCTCGCGGCGCGCGGCGCGCAGGGCGCCGTCGGCGGCGCGGCTGGCCTCGGCCTCGCTGGCAAAGGTCTGGCGCAGGCGGCGCACCGGCTCGGCCGAGCCGAGGGTGACCCGCCGGGTCTGCCCGGCGCCGGTGTCGGACCATTCGGCCTCGACCGAGCCGTCGACCTCGCGCGATTTCAGCCGCCAGCGCCAGTTGGCCAGCGCCGTCACCGGTACGCTGACCGGGTCCAGCGGCTGGCCCTCGGCCGTGGTGCCCTCGGCGCGGCGCACGACGACGAGGCGACCGTTGGCGGCCTTGGCGGTCGCGTCGATCTGGCGGGCGATCCGGGTGATGAAATGCAGCCCGCTTTCGGCGGTTTGCGCCAGATACGGCCAGCGATGCGCGCGGATCGAGGCGCCGACCACCGGGGTCAGACCGGCGTCACCCGCGATCTGGGCGACGATCTGCTCCAGCGTCTGGTCCTCGAAGGCGCGGGTGCGCGGCGCGCGGGCCGCGGCTTTCAGATCGACGGCGACGGCGGTGATGCGCAGGGTTTGCGGCGGGCTCGACCCATCGACGCTCTCGACGGCAAAAGTGCCCATCGGGGTCAGGGCGTCGAAGCCGAGCGCAAGGTCGAGTTCGGCGTCAAAGCGCGGGATCTCGACGCGGCCGTCGCGGTCATCGAGCGTGATCTCCAGCCGGTCCGCGGTCTCGCCATCCTCGTCGCTCACGCTGAGCGACAGCAGCCGGTCGGCCAGGCGCGCGGTCACGTCGGCCCCGTCAGCCAGCAGGCGAAACCGGGGCTTCATGCCGACCCCCAAAGACGGACAGTCGGGGCGGTGGCGGCGATTGTCACGGTTTGCGGCAGCAGGATGCCGACGCCGCCGGGCAGGATCGGGCCAAAGGCGGCGAGGCCGGGGTTGAGGTCGAGGATCGCGGCGGCGTGGCGCTCGGCCCCCAACTCGCGCAGGCAGAGCGCGTCGAGCACCTCGCCGTCCTGCGTCCAGACCCGGCGCTGGCCGATCTGCGGCGCGGGGGCACTGGCGCGGCGGGCATCCTCGGCGGCGCCCGCGACATCGAGCACGACCAGGCCGAGGGTATCCGAATGCACCACGCGGTCGGCGCGGGTCAGCCGGATATCCAGCCACAAGACCCCGGCGGGCCAGACCCGGCCGGTGCCGCGCCCGTCGATGCGGATCACCCCGGCCGCGCTGTCGGCCACACTGGCAGCCAGCGGCCAAAGCGCCCCGTCAAAGCCCCGCGCAGCGGCGGCAACGTTGACCCCGTCCAGTGGCGCGATGGTGGCGAGGGTCAGCTCGAACGGCTGGCCGAGATCGCGCTTGAGCCAGATCATGCCGCATCCTCGCCATAGCTGCGCAGCACCACGCGGAACTCGATGCGCCGGGGCGTGCCATCGGCAAAGAGCACCGATTTGGTCTCGGTCACCTCGGTGATGACCCAGCGCTGCCAGACCCAGCCCAACCCGTCGACCAGCATCAAGGGCGTGCCGGTGCGGGCGATGGCGCGCATCGCCTCGACCTGCCGCAGCCCACCGCGATAATGCGGCAGGATGACGCCCGAGAGGGTGATCTCTTCGGCGCCCGGCCCGAGGTATTGCTGCGCCGGATCGCGGCCCAGCCGGTCCTGTTGCTCCCAGCGATACGAGGCCTTGCGCGAGGCCTCCTGATACGAGCCGCCCAGCACCCCGAACCGGAACGCGCCGAGGGCCATCATCACGGTGCTAAGCATGCAGGCCCCCGTCATGCAGGGCATAGCGCGCCTCGGCCAACCGGTCGGCGATCTGGCGACGCACCTCGGTGGCGATGGCCCGGACATCCATGCCGGGGGCGGCATGAACGTGGATGTCGCCGACCTGGACGCTGGTGCCGCTGGATGCGGAGCCGCCGGACATCAGTCGCCGGGTCTCGCCATGCGGGATGATGCGGCCCGCCATGGCCGGGCTGAACAACTCTTCGCCCTGTTCGTTGATCCGGTACCAGCCCAGTGCCCGCACCGGCCCGCCCGTGGCGCGGGCGCCCGTCAGGGGCGTTGCATTCGAACCGTAGCTCAGTGATGCCGCGCGGCTGGCGGCGGCGGCGCGTTCGGCGGGGTCAGCCGAGGTTGCGTCAGGGGCCCCGCCAAAGCCGATCACGCTGCTCAGATCGACATTGCCGATCGCGCCGATGATCGCAGCGGGGATGCCGCGCACCCAGTCGATAAACGCCCCAAACCGCGCCAAAGCCCCGTCCCAAAGCGACTGGATCATTGCCGACCCGGCCTGGTGAATTGCAGCCAGCCCGTTGCGGATGCCGGTGATCAGCCGATCCGTGAACTCATAGCCGGATTGCTCGAAAGCCGCGCTTTGCTCATCTGTCAGCACCTCGCGCTCAAAGAACCCGGACAACCAGCTTCCAAAGCCCGAGATCGTCTCGCGCGCCGTGGTCCAGCCCTCGGAAAACGCCGCAATGACCGGCGCGAATGTCGTCTGCAACCACTCGACCAGCGGGGTGAAGGCAGCAACGATAGGCGCGGCCGCTCCAGCTACCCAATCGAGCGCCGGTTGCAGCTCCTCGCTGATCCGGCGCGCAACGCCCGCAAATACTGAGCTGACCCTGTCCCAGTATTTCCACAGACCGAAGGCGACAGCCGCAACCGCGGCGACCGCCGCAGCAATGGCACCCCAGACCGGCGCGGAAATTGTCGCCAAGGCCCCTCCCAAGGCGATGACCCCGGCCTTGAGGACCAGAAACGCCGAGAACGCAAAAGGCAGCGCCACGCGGCCCAGATAGGCTGCCCAGCGGGTCACGCCGCCGCCGACTGCAAGCACGCTGCCCAGGGCAACGCGCGCTTGGCCGACCGCGCCGAAAGTCAACCAGAACGCTACGCGGGTCGCCAGCAGCGCCGTCTTGAGGCCCAGCAGCCCAGCCACGACCCAGCCGATCTGGGTCACCAGTTCCTGATTGGCCTCGATCCACTGCCCGGTGGCGGTGATCATGGGGATCATCCGCTCAACGATGTCTCTGAGCACCGGCAGGAGTCCGTTTCCGAAGGCGATCTGCGCATCCTGCACCGCGCTTTGCAGTCGGCGGATAGAACCTTGGGCTGTGTCGTTCATTCTCTCGGCGACACGCGCGGCCGTTCCGGCCTCATGAAGCCTCGTAGCATACTCCTGCAACTGTCCACTTGCCGCCGCAGCAGCGATCTCTGCGGCTGCGCCTGCAGCTTCGGTTCCAAAGATCGTGTTCATCAGTTCGGTTCGCATCGAACTGCCCATACCCGACATTGCGCGGTCCATTTCCGCTAGGATGGTCGGTATGTCGCGCAGGTTGCCGCCCTGGTCGGACACCTGAACATTGAGGCGGCGAAGGGCCTGCGCAGCATCGTCAGCGGGCGCGGCGAGGCGCGTGAACATGGCCCTCAACGCCGTCCCTGCACGCTCCCCGGCGATGCCGGTATTGCCCAACAGGCCAGCCATCGCGGCAGTCTGCTCGATGCTGACGCCCAACTGCCGCGCCATTGGCGCGGCATAAGACATCGTCGCGCCTAGGCTTTCGAGTGTCGTGTTCGAGGTGGTAAAGGTGTTGACCAGAACGTCGCCAATTCGGCCCATCTGATCTGCGCCAACCGCAAAACCCGACATGATGTTCGAAGCGATATTTGCCGTGTTGCCAAGATCTGACCCGGCTGCAGCCGCCAGGTTCAGAACGCCCGGCATGGCAGCGACAGTCTGATTGACGTTCAAGCCTGCCATGGCGAGAAATTGCATCCCTTCGGCGGCCTGCATGGCAGAGAAACTCGTGCTTGCGCCCAATTCGCGCGCGACACGGGTCAGCAGCGCCTGCTCCTCGGCCGAGGCGTTCGAGACCGCGCCCACCCGCGCCATCGCCTGCTCGAACTGCATCGCCGGACCCACCGCTGCATAGGCGGCATAGCCGACTGCCGCCACTCCCAGCATCTGGCCACGCAACGCCGCGATGTTGGTGGCGGCTTGCGCCTGCATCGCCCGCCCGGCCACCATCTGCGCTTGGCCGAACCGTTCGACCCGCTCCGCCGCGCCCTGAATGTTGCGCAACGCTGCGCGCGCCGGGCCGGTGGCCTGGTCGATGAAGCGCAAGATCAGGGCGACGTTGAGATCGGACACGGGCGGGGCCTTCAGGCGGGTTTGGGGTGGCGGGCGCGGGCATGCGCCCACCACAGGGCCAGATCCCACGGGTCCATCGCGTCCAGTTCGGACGGCGGCCAGTGGAAGACCAGGGCAATGTCGGCCATCGCCTCGGTCAGGTCATCGGGCAGGCTCAGGTCATCGTCTGGACGGCCGAGGCCTGCTCGGCCGTCATGAAAAAAACGCTCACCCGATTGGCCAGCGCGGCAAAATCGCCGGGGTCCAGCGCGTCGACCTGATCGGGGCTCAGGGCGGGCTCGGTGATCCGGGGCAAGAGCTTGGCGATCGAGCCGACATCCTGCAGCTGGACCAGCGCCAGTTGCAGCCCGCGCAGGGCGGCCACATTGGGCTTGCGCAGCGTGAGGGTGGTGATGGCCGAGCCGTCGGCAGCCTTGAGCGGCTCGCCGAGAGTGATCGTGACGGGGGCTTTGATGGTCATTTCAATCCCCCCTTCACAGGCCCATCGACGCGCGCAGCGTGGCGTTCTGGTCGGTGCCGCCGATCACCCGCTTGCCGCTTTCGAGGTCGATGTCCCACAACACCACGCCGTCCTGCTCCAGCTTGAACTGTCGCATGTCCAGCTTGACCTTGAGCAGGCTCTCGTCGCCCGCCTTGAGCCCGCCGAATTCATGGGTGGAGATCATGCCGGTCAGGGTGACGATGTTCGTCTGATCGGTGCCGTCATCCGAGCGACCGGCAGGCCGGAACACCCAGCGCTTGAGCGTGCCGATGCTCTTGAGGACTTCGGGCGGCCATTCGGCGAAGGTGACCTCGGCCGAGAGACCTTCGAGGCCCATGTCGACGCCGACGGGGCCGTCCATGCCCGCGCCGCGATGGGCGGCGGTCATGATCTTGAGGTCGGGCAGTTTGGCCTCGCGGGCGAGACCGAAATAGCCGAACCCGTCCGCGAAGACGTTGAAGTTGCGAATGATGCGGGGATAGGCCATGGCTCTGGTCTCCTCAGGCGGTGGCGACGGCTGCGACCAGCTCGTCGTAATAGGCGCCGTTGCGATGCGCGCGGAACGTCAGGCGCTCGAGCGGCGCAGGCGGCTCGATGTCAAAATCGAGGAAGAGCTGCCCCGCCTTGAGCGTGACCTCGGTGTTCAGCTCGGGGTCGAGCCAGACACGGCCGCCCAGGATCGCGCCGCGCGTCGCCAGCACGTCCAGATAGGCCTGCACGCTGTCGCGGATATCCAGCAGCAGCTGCTGGCTGAACGGGCGGTCCATCGCCCACAGATGCGCGGCCTCAATGCTCTCATAGACCATGTCGGCGGTGCGCCGGACCGACAGGAACGCCCAGAGCGCATCGGCCGAGGTGCTGCGGTTGCCCCAGAAGCGGAACCCGTCCTGCCGGATGATCGTGGCGACCTTGGCCTCGTTGAGCCGGTTGGCTTCGGTCTCGGGCTCGGCCATCTGGAACCCGATGGGGCGCGCGGTGCCGGTGATGCCCAGCACCGGCTGGTTCGACGGCGACCACCAGAACCCCTTGTCGCGGTCGCGGCGGCTGATCAGCCCGACGACAAACGCCGAGGCAGGCTGGGTCACCACGGCGGCGGCGTCGATGTCAAAGACCCGCACCGCGGGATCGACGATCATCAGCCGGTCCGAGGCATGCAGCCCGGCAAAGGCGATGGCGTCGGCCTCGGTGGTGTTGGGGCCATCGGCCACGACCACGGCGCGCAGCTTGGCGGCGTTGGTCAGCAAGGCGGCGATCACCGGGTTGGCGCCGTCGTCGGGGTCCGAGCCGGTGAACCCCGGCGCGGCGAGGATGCGCGGGGTCTGGCCGGTGACGCTGGCCGAGACCAGCAGCGCATGCACACCCGTGCCCGCCGTCGCGTCGCCGATGACGTTGGCCAGGGTGGAGGCGGCATCGACCCCTTGGGTGACACGCACCACGATCATCACCGCGACGCCCTGGGCATAGGCGGCGAGATAGGTCGATTTGAGCGTGCCGGTCACGCCGAGGTCGGCGGCCATGCGCGGCCCGGTGACCAGCACCGGCGTGTTGAGCGGGAAGATCCCGGCGTCGGCATCCGGCGCGGTGCCGACCACGCCGATGATCGAGGATTTGACCGTCGAGATCGGGCGCAGGCCGTCGTCGATCTGGACGACCTCGACCCCGTGAAGAAAGGCATCAGGCATGGCAAAGTCTCCTTGTCAGCGCAGTTCGGACCAAAGGGCCACGTCCCCTGCGGCGGTGGTGCGGTAGTGATGCGAAGCGGGCACGATAAAGGACGTGCAGTCGTATTCGTTTTGGCTGATCGAGGCGACGTTCACCCAGGTCACGCCATCGGCCGAGACCTGGACGTAATGCCCGCCGCCGCCCGGGTTGTTGAGCTTGACCGCGGCCATGATCGGTTTGCCGGTGGTGTTCTGATAGGAGACACCGCCAGCCCGGCTGCCGATCATGTTCTGCCAGGACTGCCCGACACCCAGTGCGCTGATCCCGGCCAGCCGGTCATCGAGCACCGCCTTGGTGGAGAGCGGAGTCATCGCGACATCGGCGCGGGTGCCCGCCACCGCATCGGCGGGACTTGCGGCATTGACGGTCAGTGTGCGGTCGCTGCCGAGGGCGCCGCCGCCGGTCACCAACCCGCCGCCCGAGACGCTGCGGCTTTGCGGCACGCGACTGTTCGCGTTGTCCTGCACCACCTTGACCGCGTTGGCGGTGGCGGCCTTGTCCGTCGCCGTCGAGCTGACGCTGTCGCTCAGTTGCACGATCCCGGCGACCACGGTGCTGGCGGCCTGCGTGCCCGCGAGGATCAGCACGTCGAGCCGGGTCTTGATCCAGGCGGTGCGCTGCGCGAGATGGCGCAGCGGCCGGTTGAGCGTTCCGTCGCCGGTCACGTCATTGGGTGGCCCGCCGATCCCCGGATCGGTGGTCGCCAGTTGGTACACTGCCGGGAACACATCCCCGCTGTCGTCGATCTCGGCCATCAGGCTTCTCCCAGTGAAAAGGTGCCATCGAGCAGCCAGGAGCCGTCGAGGATCAGCGCCGCCTCCCGAAAATCGAGGCTCTTGAGGTGGCATCGCGCCGGGGCGGCGCGCAAAATGACGGCCCGCGCCCGCGCGCCCTGCGCCAGCGAGACCGGCCGATCGAGGATCACGCGGAACTCGGCCCAGTGATCCGCCGGGGCCAGCGTCCAACTGCCGTCGAGATCCAGCGAGCCATCGAGCACATTGAGACCCCATCGCTCGTAAATCGTCGCGGTGCCGAACCCGGCTGCCGCCAGCGCGCGGCGCACCCCGGCCCGGGTGCCGCGTTCGCGGTGCACGCGGACCGCCTCGGCGACGGTGCGGCGGCGGTCCTCCTCGCTGGCTTCGGCGTCGAAATCCTCGGCGTC